GTTCATTGCAGCTACAATGAGAAAGGATCTAACAGAAAACAAGTTCTTACTTACGATGGAAAAAGTTATGAAAACGGACTTCCAGAGATGGAATGGTCTGAAGGAAAAGTAGTAGGATGATACAGTTTTTAGGATTATTAAAAAATCCATTGACTAAAATGGTGTTCAATAAAGCAACTGAACATTTTAAACACAAAGCAGAAAAGCAAAAAGTAATTAGAGCTGCTGAAATAGAAGCAGCTAAAGACGTAGATATAACTAGAATTAAAAGCCAAGATCAATCATATAAAGATGAGATCTTAATGCTCTGGCTAATTGGAATGCTAACTACTGGTTGGTTTCCATCTACTAGAGAAAACTTTAGAGAGTGGGTTTCAATCATAAATGATTTACCTGATAGTGTTTGGTATTTAGTTATCATCGTATTCACAGCAAGTTTTGGTTCAAGAGTTTCTGACAAATTGATGAACAGAAAAAAGAAGTAATGGCTCGTCAAAAGTTTGTTCACTTCGTACCAAGAGAGAAGCCTAAAAAGAGACCAGGCGTACACAAAAAATCATTAAACAAATCAGAAAAAAGACAGAAGAAACTTACAAGATATAAAGGTCAAGGCAGATGAGAGACACCAAAGTTTTAGAAAGTTTTAAAAAACAAGCAGAAAAAAAATTAAAAGAGATGAATATATTTAGAAATCTCAAAACAGAAGTAGCAGCTAATGCTAATGGTACTAGAGAGTATGTAATTAAAAAAGGAATTAATAAAGGCAAGATAGCAAAATGAGAATAATTAAACCAGTTACATATTCTATATTAGTTATTCTTTGGATTACTTTAATTTTATCTACTGTTAAAGCTTACGCTGGATCTACAATAAATTCTACATCAGGAAACAACACCGCTATTGAAGGTGGTTATACTGGAGGATCTACCACTTATGAAAGTGGATCTTCTTCTAGCACGACAAGCACCACGAACTCTACATCCAACATTAGATCTGCACCTCCAACAGCATCAGCTCCAGGTATGAACACATCGAATAATTGTGCAATGAGTTTGTCTGGCGGAGTTCAAACATTTTCTATTGGTGTATCAGGTGGTAAATCTTACATAGATACAAATTGTGAGTTAATAGTTTTATCAAGAACACTTCAATCTTTTGGAATGAAGGTTGCTGCTATCTCTTTACTTTGCCAAGACGAAAGAGTTTTCCAGGCTATGTTTATGGCAAAAACTTATTGTCCAGTTGAAGGTAAAATTTCTCAAGAAGCTTACGAATTAATTGTTAATAAATACAATTACGAAATGCCTACATATAAAAAGTATGTAGAGCTAGAAAAGAAAAAGAACAAAATAATAATTCCTTTAAAAAAACCTAAAGAATTACATACAAGATAATGAACAAGAAAACTAATACAGCATTGCTTGGCTTATTAGGATCAATACTTTTAGGTCTTTCAACTTGGGTGCTTATAACTCTAATTGAGCTTCAAACAATCGTAGCAATGATGCAACAAGAGCTTATGAGTTTAGACAAAGTTATTGGTCGTATCTATGCTCACATGGACAGATTAACAAAATGAAAACTATAAGTGGATGGATAATCCTTGCAAGTCTAGTTTGGTTATTATTAAATTGGTTTGCTAATTCAGTAGGCTTAAAAGCTGAAGAAATTACAACAAATAATCTATTAACTAATGGCAATTTTGAGACTGGTAATACTAACGGTTGGACCACATCAGGTAATACATCTGTTGTAAATGATTGCTGTGAACTCAATGGAGTATCAAGTAATTACGATTTAGAATTTGGCGATAGTGGATCTATTTCACAAGATGTTAATTTAACTACCAATACTATTACTCAAGATATGTTGAATAATGGTATTACTTTAAATCAGGTAACAGAAGTTCAAAACGGAGAATGCAATGTATCTGGTTGCTGGGGTGGTCAAGGTCCAGCGGATAGCTTTACTATAAATCTTAATATAAAAGATAGCTCTGGTAATGTCCTGGCGACATTGACATCTACTAGAACAGATACAACTGGAATTAACGGTCAACTGTTTACTGACACTCTTATTTATACTGGTGCTAATTCTAATGTAGCCAACACTATAATTTCTGGAACAGATGCTAATGCTCCAGCTACTCTTGGTGGACCTAATATAGATAACGTCTCATTAACAATGACTTATAATAATGTAGTTCTCCAGGTAGAGACACAACAAGCATTAAAAGAATTTGAAGAAACAGTTATCTTTGAAAATCAAACAATAGAATTTACAGAAGAAGTAGAATTATTTAAAGAGGAAGTTCAATTATTTACTGAAGAGATCCAAACAATCGCTGCATTACCTATGCCTGAAGAAGAAAAGGTTATGGAGATAGTAGCAGCTGTTATGATTTTTGAAGAAAAAACTGAAACTAAAATAACTAAAGCAGAAATCAAAACCGTTGTTGAAGAAAAAGAAGAACAACCAGAAATGATTGCTACTCAAATTATTGAGGAAGCAGAAGAGGAGACACCAGTTGTTAAAGAAGAAACAAAAGAAAGTAAATCTGTTAGCGAAGAGCCTACAACAGAAACAGTATCGACAGAAAGTAATTCCAAACAAGAAAAAGTACAATCGAAAAAAGAAGTAGCTTCTAAAACTGAAACGAAAACCTCAAAAAAAAATATCCAAAAGAAAAATATCTCCGCTAACTTTGATAAGGTTATGGCTAAAGTTGACGCTTCAGTTAAAGACGTAAGTAAAAATTTAATAGTTAAAAATATAATTATTACTAATGCAATGGTAGGAGAGACATCATTAGAAGCTTATGTAAACCAAGAATTTTATAAACCTAAAGACATATATTTAGGTAATAACCTAATTGATAATCGAGATATATATAGCGATGTAAGTCTTGCCAGTTATATAGCAAACGATCCAGTCAATAAAAAAGATACAATTATGCAAGACATCAACATTAAAAAACAAAGACTACTACTTGAAATAGAGGCATTAAAAAATGGATAAACTAAAAAACAACATCGGTGTTATCATGGTAATATTAGGATTGATAGGATCAACTGGTACATTCTATTCTAAATTTGCAAAGATGGAATTAACTATACAACAACTATCAACTAAAACTGCTCCAGATTTATCTGGAATAGAAACTAATGGTTTTGGTATTACTGATAATGCAACTGCAATAGCTGTATTAGAAAAAGAAGTACAACTTTTAAATTTACAAATAAAAGAAATTAAAGTTTCTAACTCAAATCCGTTACAATAATTTTGGCGGAAGGAGTGGGATTCGAACCCACGATAGGAGTTACCTCCTATGACGATTTAGCAAACCGTTCGTTTCAACCAGCTCACGCATCCTTCCAATTTTTAAACATTTATATATGAAAAAACGCAAAGTAGAAATACACGTTAAGTGTGATTATTGCGGTAAATACACCACATCTTTTGTTGCTACACCTGATCACAAACTATTTTGCCGTTGGCAAACACCAGGCTTTCCTCCAGACGTAGATTGTATGACAGATTATTTTCAATCTAAACGT